TCAACAGAAGAGCATCTCAGGTGGGCGTTGCAGGTACTCGGGGTGGTGGTGTGGTATGATCGGCAGGCCAAGGAGTTTACTGTCGAGGATTTTGGACTGTTTCACCATCAGCGGATTGCGGCCTTTGTGGGAGTGGAGGATCCGAGACCGGCCGCCACATGATAGCCCGGGGTTGGCAAGCGATGGCCAGGGCGGAGAGGCGGGTGGAGTTTTCGCGCAGCGCCCATTCGCCCATGAGCAACCGTCCATAGTGGCGGCAGTGGTTGACCAGGCCGGGCATGATTTTTTCGCACTCCCGGCAGTGGTCCGGCCGGCGCCGATCAGCTCACGGCCATGGACGCCCATTTCCCCCATGCCACCTAAATAGTCCATGGTCGCGCCCAAGGCTATCATTTCTCTGGAGAGTTCGATCAGCTGCAGCGCTATATCTCTTGGGGTGATGTCGGTTTCTTCAGTCATTTTGCTCCATCATGCTCCAAGCTGTAATGGTTGCCGTCGCGGAAACGCCCTCCCCATGTGCCCCCTGGCTCTCCCACCACTCGCCGAGCCGCCGGTGATCCTCCGAGCGTTCGAGGTATCGCCCGTTGCGAAACAGGTTGAGGTCAATGGCCAGACGGAGCTTGTGGCAACTCCTTCCGGCGCCATAACCTTCTTTCTCCCCGAAAACACCATGCACACGGGGGTCTCGGTAAGCATCCCCGAGAGTTACCTCGTAGCCCATTGCGTAGGCTTTATTGATCAGTTTTGCCACCATACGGGCAAACCGGCGCTGTTTTTGACCAAGTGTTTCCATGTCGAATTCTCTCCTTCTATTGTCTGTAGGATGCCTCTTTTGCAAGCAGCAGGGTCTCGGGGGAGGGGGTGGTCCATCCGATCCCATCGGCCACGGTTGAGGTATGCTCATCGTCGCTGCTCGCAAAAGCTGTCAGCCTGGCTGCGTACCGGTGGTGCTGGCGCAGGATGTTGTCACCAGCCGTCAGGACCAAGCCTGGGAGGTTATCGAGGTGTGGAACAGAGCCTCGCTTGATCGATCGGTAAACGGCGTACAGTGTCGCCGTCGCATACTCGCCAGCTTCAAGGGGATAAGAGTGGTTCCAGGTTGCTGATTTTCGCCGATACACCGAGAGCAGCAGTTTTCGCATTTCAAAAAAGAAGCGGTCCAGCGCCGATCGATCTCCCCGCCAGAAAGCCGCGAAATCAGCGGCCCAGGGGCTGGGGGACTGTTCTGCCATGGCTATGGCTCGCTCAATGCGGTCGGCTGAGGTGTCCCACCTGAGGTTGGTCAGGGCGCAGTTTTTTGGGTCGCCGTCAATGAAAACCGATTTGCCTTCGTCTCTTTCGCCCGCCGGGTCGAATGCCCGCAGCACGGCCAAATGCACAGTGATATTGCCAAGATGGTGATCACCAACCAGCATCCGACCATCGACCAATCGTGGTTTTATAAGCCGTTCGTTTTTCCTCCTGGCGGATTTGATCCGGCCCATAGTGGAAATCATCAGTCCAGGATGCCCGGCAATATCCGCCCAGCGTTCACCGGGAAGATCCTCGACCTTGGGTGGAGAGGGATTGCGACGTTTCCATTTTTCGTAGTGGCTTCGGCAGTAGCCGTGCCCGTGGACGGGTTTTCCGCATGCATCAATCTGGCAAGTGTTCATTGCAAGCCCACCCATCCCCGCCGACCACCTTTGGGCGCGAACTTGCCGAGCTTTATCGTCACATAGTGCGCCCAGTAGTAGGGGCTGCTGTGTGGTGATTCGGTTTCGTCAGCGAACGGGGCGCTCAGGGTGAAGACCGCTTTGGTATCCGGGGCAACAGTGACGGTACAATCCCCTGCAGCGGTTTCGGCTCCGGCCCAGTAACAGTTGGCGAGCTTTACCCCGTCTTGGTACAGCTGATACCCGGTCACTTCCGGTTCCTCCGGAGGCGCGTACTCCCAGGTAACGTGTATCGATCGTGTTTCCGCCCAGGCAAGCGCCGGGGCAAGCAGCAACGCCAGCAAGAATATCCGTTTGATCATGGCCCATACCCCACGCTGAATTTGGTGCCCGATTTGCGGAGTTGGCCTGTACCGTTGGCACGGCCAATCAAGCGTCGGCATGGTTCGGATTCGAGCGCCACCAGCTCCGGATCCGCATCGGTGAATGTCCACACCACTGATCCATCGGATACCGTGGTGTCAATGGCATGGCCGCCCTCGATCTGCTCGGCAACATAGGTGGCGGTGATGGTCAACCAGTCCGGATCTGCTTGCGCACCGAGAGTGTAGAGCCCGTCATAGTTGGTGGTGCCGCTGATCGTTACGTCCTGGCCGCTGGCAAAGCCATGGCCCGGGCACGGGATATCGACCGTGCCGTCGCCGTTGTCGACCACTGCACTGTCTGCGATGGCAACAGTTTCTGTCCCGGTAAAGGTCTCTGCGGCATATGTGGTGGTGATCACCACCACATCAGCACTCCCAAGGGCCTGGTCGGGCAGAGTGTAGTTGCCGTCGTAATTGGTGGTGCCGCTGATCACGACCGACTGTCCTGCAAAATACGGGTGCCCGACAACCGGGATACCCACAGTGCCGTCGCCATTGTCCACCGCTGCTGATGCCGCCAATGTGTCTGCCAGGGCCAGAACAAACGGGTGCCCGACCGGCCATTCCGGTTCTTCGGCTCCAGTGATTCCAGCCGTGGTCACGACCATGGAATATTTGCTACTTGGGTAAAGCGTCCCGTTGCACACCCTATCGCCTTGGGCAAAGGCTGTGGATGCTTTCCACGGACCGCATTCGTATGCCACCGCCTGGCCGCGGATATGGGTGATAGGACTGTTGCCCATGTCCACAGAGATATTGACCTCTCGATGATCCGGATCGTCCCACACCTCGCCGATCAGCTGGCCATAGGAAAAAATCCTGACCGCCAGTCGCCTGGAGACGGTCACTGACTCAATCGGCAAATCAAGGTAGGTTCCACCCGCTGCCACCTGCCAGGATGGGTCAGGCTGCCAGGTAAGCGTCACGGTGTTGACCGCCGCGAAAGCAGGGGCCGAGATCAGCAGCCACCAGATGATGATGAAGGCCCTCATGGCGTCACCATGTGCTAAGGGCTGCCCGCCGCCAGGTGTTGGTGGCCACGCACACATACCAATAGCCGGTGGTGTACCACCATTGCCCGGCGGTACAGGCGTCTGTCGTTGTTGTCGGAGCCACTCCAGATGGCAGAGTCAGCACGATATCAGCGGCCAAATTCGCAGGGGCCTTGAGCGTGATTGTGTTGGTCCCATTGTCCGGATCCTCGGGCAGGCCGATTTCGCCGGTCTCGCCACTGGCCGGGTCACCGAAATCAAAGCCATCCGCCGTGATCGTGGTAAAAGTCCCAGCTGCTGGCGTGGTCGAGCCAATGACTCCAGGCGATGCCCAATCCACCACCACAGCCCCGAGACTGGAGAGTGTGGCGGTTTTGGTCGCTGTCGGGTCAGCACTGTCGATCAACAGCACCTTGTCCGCCGCCACCGGAGAGGGCTTCACCGCATAGCTGGTGATCAACGCTCCCGTAGCCCCGCCAGCCAGAGCCGCCACCAAGAGAATAGCAGCCCAAAAAATAGAGGTGTTTGTTCTCATAAATCTCTCACTCGGAGCTGTACGTCATGCTCCCATTTGTTGCCTGTGGTCGTTACACACCGAACGCTGATTTTGTACGGGCTTTTCGCTTCCTCCCCTCCAAGCACGGTGACAATAACGTTGCCAGCCTCATCATTGGTAATGGTTGACTGATGGGTTACCTGGGCCGAAGCGTCAACGCCGTCTTTGTCATAGGCGGTGACGGTCTGACTCACTATCGCCTCGCCATCAGTAAAGTTTCGGTTGAAGTTGACCGATATCGGGAACTCCTCGTATGGCTGTTTTTGCACTCTTTCCATTGGTTATCTCTCTGGCGCGTGAAACGTGGTAATGGTCTCAGGACGGGTGAACGTGGTGATTTTCTCTGGCACGTGAAACGTGGTAATGGTCTCAGGACGGGTGAACGTGGTGATTTTCTCTGGCACGTGAAACGTGGTAATGGTCTCAGGACGGGTGAACGTGTACACCGGAAAATATCGGCCACGTAACCCAACCGAGCAGGCTGCCCCGCCAGCGAGACAACCGCCGAACATGTCCATGGTGCGGCTTCGGAGAGTAGCCGCTATTCCTCCACAGACCGCTCCGCCGTTTCCCGCTTCCGTGCTGTGGATGGTTTTTGCGGCAACGCCACCCACCAGGGCTCCACCCTCGGCAAGGATTGTCCGCCAGGACACATTGGCCGACGTTTGAGCGGCAACGCCGCCGATGACGGACCCGCCGCTTGCTAAGCAGTCAACCGCTATGGATTGCCCGGCTCGGCCACCAACGACCGGTCCGCCTTGGCCAACAAAAGAGAGCGTTTGCAGGCCAGCTGAAGAGACAGCCGCCGCCCCACCGACCACAAGTCCACCTGCCGGTTGAATGCGGACCGCTCGCGTCGCGGAAGCAGTAGCACCGGCGACAGCGCCACCACTGCAAAGGTGCCATCGACTCACGGCAATCGCTGATCGTCCGCCGCAAACAACACCGGCGCTGCCCGTGTAGGTGGCCGCAGCCTGCACAGCAGCCACGCCACTCGCGACGCTGCCGCCAATACCGGTCTTTGTGGCAACCTGCAAGCCACTGACAGCGATAGCGGCATCCCCTCCGGCCACCGCGCCGCCTGAAAATGAGCTGGCCCGTGCTACCCTGTGTGTGGATGCCCCGCCTACCACAGTCCCGCCTGTGGCGACCATTTCGAGCGTTGCCAGGTTGACGGAGTCCGTCGCGGCCATTCCGCCAGTGACCGCACCACCTGTGGCGACAAGCGATACAGACTGGAGATTGACCACCGTTGCCGATGCCGCACCTCCAGCAAGGGCACCGCCCGACACGGGGTGGAGTACAGCCCGTAGGCATCCCCATTGCCCGCCAACGACCGCACCGCCTGTGGCAATTTGAGTGGCGTGGGCTAAATTGGTGTTACTGGTAAGGGCTTCCCCGCCGCAGACCGCCCCGCCATCGCCAGTCAAAGCAATGGATTGCTCGACAACTCCGCCTTCGGCGGCAATAGCAGCCGAACCAGCAACAACCGCCCCGCCATCGCCAGAGACGACCACCGCACGGGCCAACCATTGGTCCGTCTCGATGTACTGCCCTGCCCCATCGAGGATGGGCTCGCCAAGTCCATCACGGAGTAGGGAGTCGTGTCCGCAGACCGCCCCGCCATCGCCAGTCAAGGCAATGCCTTGTCGGTCGGCGCGTTGTGGCGAATGAACGCCCGAGAGAGCGCACCTACATCGTTAACGAGGGTGTAGGTGCTGCCGTCTGCGCCTACATCGACGTCAAATGTCTCAACTCTGATGGTTCCCATGGTGTAGCGGCTGTCGGCGTAATGTTATGCCGGGGTGCCACTGCTCATCTGGAATTTCGGGGTGATATCCACATGGTCGCCGTCGTTGGCCGGAGTAAAGGGCGCAGTCAACCGCTCGGCCCAAAGTACGGTGTTGTCGGCGTCGGTCACGTAATACCCGTAAATGGTGGTGTTGGTGGTCAGGGTGCCGGTGAAGGTGAACACCTGCTGAGCGTAGGTGGCCTCCGAGGGATCACTGGCCGGGTTGACCGTCCACGATCCGTTGGCCATGGTCTTGGCGGCGTACCCGCCTCCGGTGGCCTCGGTATAGCTGATACCGGTTTGTGCCGGGGTGACATCGTTGACGAACAGCCGCAGGGTAAGGTTGTTGCCGCCGGCAGGACGGGTATTGTTGAAAAAGGTCTTGAGGATTTCGTCGGCGCCGAGATCGGTTAAAATGAGTGCCATGGTGTCGTTCTCCTGTTATTTTTTACGGTCAATCAAGCAGCATGGCCGCCACCCTGGCGGCGCGCTGCGGGGTGTCGTGTTTGGCCCATTTACTGTTGAGCGCCTGGCTGTGGGCCTCCTGCCAGTCCTGGCGCTCGATGGCGGCAAGCATTTTGCGAAAACCACGCAGCCCCTCCAGGCCCATCTGGTAGGCCATGGCGAGCAGGGCCATTTTACGGCGGTCGGTAAGGCCGGGGTACCATGGCCAGAGGCGGCACATGGCCGCGTCGAGCTTGGAGAGCCGGTAGCGCATCAGGATGAGGGCCTCATCCTCGGGCAGGCCGGCGGAAAGGTTGGTCCCGTAGCCGATGGTGAGCTTGCCCGCAGTGCAGCGGTAGATTTCGGCCCGGTAGCCTTCATCGTCTGCAATCACCTGCTCCAGGTCGCTTTTCAGGATCGCGTAGGGCGGATTGGTCAGGCTCATTGTTGCACCTCATGTTTTTTCTCAAGATCGCGCACCCGGCAAAAAAGGTTTTCGACATCAGACTCCACCGCATCGATGCGGATTCCGTGGAGGGCGAGGTCTTTTTCGGCGGCTGCCTGGCGCTTGCTGTATTCCAGCTCCAAATCCTTGATGGCGTGGCGCATGGCATCGCAGACCGCCTGCTTGACTTCCGCGAGGATTTCTTTTTTTTGTTGCTCACAGCGGGTATTGATAGCGGCAATGGCGCGGTCGTGGCTGTCCAGGGTGGTGGATCTGCCCGAGGCAAACCAGATGCCCCGGCCGATCCAGCCCAAAAATCCGCAGGAAACGGCCACCACGCCCAACAGGGTTGAGATTTCGCCGACGGTCATGGGGCGGCCTCCTTTGCGGCTGCTGGCCGCTCATTGAGATAACGGTTGCCGAGGTTGCCGCCGGTGGCGAGTCCGAGCAGCACCAGGGCGGATTCGGGGATCTCGGCCACGGTTCCAGCTTTGATGGACGCGTAGGCCCAACAAACCCCAAACAAACCCCACGCCCACACGGCAACGGCGCGGTTGCTGGATATTTTTCCGGCATGATCGGTGAGTAGGGTCATGGTCCCTCTTGGCCGATGCGGGCCTTGGCGGCACGGTTGACAATTTCGATCAACTGGCGGAGGACGACCACCCGGTTATCCGGCTGGACCTGCTCGCGCTGGAGTGTGGCCACCACCTGTGCGCGGATGAGCTGCACCAGCTCGGCAAAGGAGGCGGCTGTCTGGCGGTCGAGGTGCAGGCGGCTGGTTTCGGCGGCCAGGGCGGCGTCAAGCAGGGCAGGTGTTGCTTTGCTGTCGGCGTCAAGCACCAGCAGCAAGCCATAACTCACCCGGTAGGCCGGGCCTGCGGCCTGGGGATAGGCGGAGAGCGCCGCGCCGACGGCAACCTGCAAAGCGGCTTCTTCCACCGGGTCCACCTGGCCGTTGCCGATGGTGGATTGACCGCAGGCGGTCAAGGTGACCGCCCAGAGCAACAACAACACAATCATTCTTTTCATGGCGGTCTCCATCAACAATCAGTTGCCCCGGTAAACTCGGGGAGGGTTTTGAGGTGAGTATAAATGGTGTCGAAAGGGGTATCCTCAATCACCATCGGTACAATTACGGATAGGGTGGTAATCGGCACATCCTGAGCACTGTCAGCGTAGATGCCGACCGTTGCCGACCAGATTTGCTCTCCTGGCATTTCCGGAGTGATTCGTCCCTCACGTTTGCCGCCGAGGATGTGATCGACGCGGATGTAGGCATCGTTGATGGTGACGCCGCGCCAGGTGTAATTGGTGGATAAAGCCATGGTTCCTCCGTTATGCCGGGGCAATAGTGGTAACGGTCCCGCTGGACCCTCGATATTTCAACGCTCCGGATTCAACATATAGCTGGCCAGTGTTCGCAGGTGAAGTGGTTGGGGCGATACCGTTGGCGATGGCGATGACGTATTGGGCGTTGGTGCCAAAAGTGACCATCGAGTGGCCGATGCCGACGTTTTTTGCAGCCAGGATGAGCGGCTTGTAGGCCCCCACATCACGGTCGTAGCTGAGTGCGTAGCTTTGGCCGACAGAGCCGTAGAGCAATTCCAGGCCAGCACCACTGGTGGGGTTTGATTGGCCACTAATACGGGCCGTGGAACTACATTCGATCTTCCCGTATGTTTCCAATGCGACCTTTGAATTGCTCCCTGTCGTCGCGTAAATTGCCTTGGAGTCTGTACCGAATCCACGAGCATACAGCCCAACACTGTTAGCCCCGAGACAATGTGCATCCACGGCCAAACTTCCCGTTCCTGTGACATTGCCGAGCACTCCAGTTGTGCCGTTGACGGAGGAACTGCCGAGCACTCCAGCAAATGACGCCCCATCCGTTCTGCCAACAACCCCGTATGCAAGATTCGCTCGACCAACGACGCCATTCTGCAGGCCGGTATTGTGGCCGACGATACAAGCAGTGCTCAATCCATCGGATGCGTACCCGGGACCAGTGCATTTCATCACACCAGATGTGTTCAAGTCACCAGTGAACGAGAGCGCTGACCCATCCCAGCGCAGATAGGTGGTGGCATTGCCCACGGAAAATTTATAGGCCGATCCACTGTACCCCAGGAAAACCCCGGTTCCGCCGTATGAACACCCGGTAGAGTGGATGGCGCTTGTTCCTGCCAGGGTAATATCCTGGCTGGTGATTGACCCGGCGGTGAGTTTGGAGACGGCGAGGGTTTCGATTTTGGCGTCAGTAACGGCGAGGTTGGCAATTTTAGCCGTGGAGACGGCAAGATCCTGGATTTTGGCGGTGGTGATCGAGGCATCATGGATAAAGGCCGCCTTCATGTACGCGCCTGCCGGGACCGAAACGCCGTTGATGGTGGTCGAGGTGGTCCGGTAGAAAAACGGGCTGCCGTCGCTGGCTGTATGGTCGGTCGAAACCGGAGCAATGGAAAACTTGTCAGCGACAATGGCAAACTCGGAGGTCGGCGTGGCAGTGTTGGCATCGACCACCAGCCCATAACCGGTGACGTAGCCGTTAGCCTGGACCTTGACGGCGTACTTGGCCTGGATGCCGGTGACATCGGAGGCGTTCGTCGAGCTTTCCACCTTGACGGCGGCAAAATCGCCCGAATCGAGCCGGGCCTGCACAGTGCTAATCTGCGAAGCGTTGGCGATGTCTGCTGAGGCGGTGGTGGTCGCCAAAGTAGTAATGGCGGCGCTGTTCTCCACCGCGTCTGTGACATCCTCGACGACGATGGAGTCGATCTCCGTTATCCCGGCGACGCCAGAATAATTAACGATCACCATCGGCGAGATATATCTGACGGCGGAATGGAATTTTGAAGGATCTGCCTCGGTTCCTGGGGTTGATTCGCCGGTGGCGGCTGCCCCCTGGCTGAACCCGGTGTAAGTGGTCCAACTGGTGGGGATGTCGACATTGGACGCGGTGTGGTAGTGCTGTCCGGTAGACGCGTCGACACCCGAGGTGTTGACGTAGGCCGTGCCTTCCTCATCAAAACCTGCCCACCCGAAATACGCCCGCCCTGTCCCGGCGGTCTGCCGGGCGATGACCCGCATCCGATAGACACGGGTGGTATCCAGGGGGATACGCTTGGTGTGGATCAGGGCGCGCTGATCATTGCCTGAGTTGTTGCCAATGCGGAGGATCTTACCGCCCATGACCGCACCGGTGGTGGTTTCGATACTGATTTCACCGCTGCCGGAGGTGCTGGTCCACAAGGAGGTGGAATCGGAATCAAAAGTCTCACGGAACAGGGAAGCGGCATTGCCGCCAATGGCCTCGATGGCCAGCAGGGATTGCGCGGCACTGGTGGCGTAGCCATCGGCATCAGTGGCCGATTGCGCGGCCTGCCCAGCGTAGGTGAGCGCATTACCGGCGCTTGATGCAGCGTTGGTGGCGGATCCGCTGGCCGCGACAGAGTAATTTTCGGCGTCATCGGCATAGGAAGCGGCATTGCTGGCGTGGGTGCTGGCAGCGTTGGCCGATGCTCCGGCGTTATTGGCGGCGGTGGTGGCGGTTCCGGCCTGGGTGGTGGCCGTTGAGGCAGACCCGGCGGCACTGGTGGCGGACTCGCTGGCATTGAAAGCATAGGTGCTGGCGTTCCCGGCGGCGGTTTCGGCACTGGTCTTGGCAGTGACGGCCTGATCACGGGCTACTTCGGCATCAGCGGCAGCAGCGATTGCATCCAGGGCAGACTGTGCGGCACTGGCGGTATCTCCGTAGATGGCGGTCAAGTCGGCTATTTGTGTGACCAGTCCGGTCCCTTCAGCGTCGACCAGATCAATACGAGCACGCAAATCTTCGGTGAGTACAGACTCATCCAACTCGCCCTGTAACGCATCGATAATAGTGTCAGCCAACACGCTCGACTGGCCCAAAACACCGCTGGTAGCGTTGTACGGACCAACGACGCCAACCTTTGATCGAGTGCGGACCCAATAGTAATAGGTCGATCCAGGTTCCACCGGATCGGAGTACATCGCCACTTTTGACGTCCCGATGAGGGTGGCAGCGGCGCGGCTATTGCTGGTGTGGCGGTAGATTTCCACCAGATCGAGATTGGTCGATGCCGGGTTGGTCCAGGTCAAAAAGATAACGCCCAGTCCACCGGTGGCAACTAGATTGGTGGCTGCTGCCGGTGCGGTATAGTCTCCGCCTGCGGTCCCATACACACCAGAGGTGGCGTTGTAGGCTCCGGCGAAGCCGAGCTTGCCGACAAAACGAACCCAATAGTAATATTCACCATCCTGGTGTGGCACATCCGTATACGTAGTCCCGTTGGCGGTGGCAATCAGGATGGCGGCGGCGCGGTTGTTGCTGGTCGCTCGCCATATCTCCGTGTAGCGTGGCACATAATCGACCGGAATACCCCAAGAGAGGTAAATACCCGTGTCCCCGCTGATAGCAGTGAGAGTGGTTGGCGCGGGCACGGTCCCTGAAAAAACGACTGAAGCGGGTGTTGTAGCGTAGGTGCCAAAAGCGTCAATGGCTTTCAGCCAAAAGGTCTTATCCCCATCGTCCGGCGGTTGCCAAGCCATAGTGTTGCCGGCAACCTGGCGGGCGATGACCTCGCCAGCATCCCAGCTCGCGCCAACGCGGATCTCGTACCCGGCGACGGTCCAGTCCGTGCTATTGTCCCAGCTGAGGTTGATCTGCCCGTCCTGGAGAGTGGCCGTCAGGGCGGAGGCGGTGTTGTTCCACAGGTATGCCTGGTTGGGCGAGTATTGCACCGTTACCCACGGCCCCTGGTTCAACCCCACCGGGGCGACCCTTGCCCATGTTTCTGGACCGTAGACCGCCTTGAGGCGATAACTGTTGGTGCGGCAGTCGCCCACCGGTTCCCATGGTCCGGCGTTACCGTTGGAGATTTCGACAAGGTAATGGTCCGCCCCGGCGGCGGACTTCCATGACAGAATCATGGTCGTCGGATCGGCAGGGAGCGCGGTGGCGGCAAGACCGGTGACCGCCGGGGTGGACACGGTCCCAGGCAACTGGCTGGTGGGCCGCTCTGGGGTAAAGATGCCGACATCGGCGGTGTGCACATTATCGGACTCGTTGACCGCCTCGATCTCAACAGCGGTCAACGATTTCGGCACCACCCGGAGCACACGGGCTTTTTGCGCCCAGGTTTCGGACCAGCCGAACACATAATGGGTGCGCTCTCCCTTGCCATCGATGGCCAGGGTAAAATCCGGCGCGGTTGCCAGGTGGAGGACAGCGTTATCCTCGGCATCGATGGTGACGGTGATCGGCCCCTGAAACGAGCCATCGGGACGACGCAACCCGATTTGCAAGGTGCCGCTGCCGGTGGTCACTGGCTCAGAACAACTCAAGGTTTTGGTGGCGCTTTCGTAGGCGACCACCTCCCCGGACTGGCCCCAACCGGGCATATCATGCTGGATGACGACCAGATCCCCGAAGGAGGGGATAAAACCCTCCATCTCAGTCTGGAACTTGATAATCTTGCGGCGGTAACGGTTACATGCCGCCTGATACATGGCCTCGCGATAGGCTTGATCGCGGTCGGTGATAAAGGATAACTCGACATCGGCGGGACGCTCGGCAGTGGAGTCCGGCAGGGCAGCCTTGACCGTGTAGGCCGCCCAGGTCGCATCATCAAAATAGCTGGCGTTGACCGCATCGGCGGTATCGGTGGTGGGCATCAGGTAATCAACAGCAAAGGAGCCCTTGACGATATTGCGCTGGCTGAAGAGGGCAACCGGAACGGTCGCGGCGGCATCTCGAAAGAAGTGCACTACCCCGCCCTGCATGTAGGGCTTGCACCGGCCAGCTGAACCGATCTTGGTGAGCGCATCCCAGAACCCGAGGAAATTATCCACCCGGCCATTGCATTCGTCGCCGCGTGTTCCCCAGGTAGCCGCCAGCGTCAACAGGCTTGCTAGATCAATTTCGCTATCGGATAAGCCAATCTGCTTGCAGCAATACGCCAGCGCCCAGGCCGGGGAGGTGGTGGCCTCTGGTGAGGTCCAGGCGGTCCCTGTCCAGCGAGGCAACTTACGGGTGGCAACGACCTTAATCTTGCGTGCAGTCATGCCGGACAACTGGCCGGTAGCCCTCATCCGCACAGCCAACAGGGTACAATCGCCGTAAAAATTATCATCCTCAAGATAGGCCCTGCAACCGGCCCATACCACCTCATCACCGGCGCGATCAGAGGTATTGGGCTGATCAATCCGGGTGACTCTGGCCTGATACCTGCCAGGATCGACCGCATATTTGATGGATGTACGCACCACGCTGGCGGTATGCCCGCGCAGCACGATTTCGGTGGTCATCCCGTCAGAGGTGTTGAGGATTAGATTGCCTTTGGAATCATACTCCATTACCAACACTTTGAGATAGTGGGGCTCCTGTGGGTTATACCAAGACCCTAGGGGATTACCGTACTGATCAATTTTTCGTAGCTCAACCACCAGATTTGCCTGGATCTCTCCCAATTTTCCATCATCACGGGCGTAATACATCCCGCGCGGGTTGACAAAATCAAAGGCCACAGCGTTGGCCACCGTATTAGCAGCGGAGAGGGTGAACGGGCCGACCACAGTATTGTATTCCAACGTCTGACCGCTGACCTCTGCGGCGGAAACCACACTGCTGGGGAAAAGGGTTACCGCTTCACCTGGCCCTACCAGCTCATAACTGACTTCGGCGAATGAGGAAATCGGGGTATCCTCAATATAGATGCCCTCAACATCGTACTCACCCCGGCCAATGCACAGCAAGGTGTAGACATACTGCTCGTTGGCCCAGAACTCCTGATACGGTTGGGCGGCAAGGTCCGGATAGGCCATGTGGCGGCCAAAATGCTCAGGGATAGCAGCACCGATCCGCGATTGGTTGCCCTGGGCGGTGATGGTGTAGGTCGGTGAGACTTCGTTACTGGCGATTTTTCCGACCGATGGAGCAGGGACCGGAGCGACCAGATTGGTGAGAGCGTTCCCGGCGAACATTACCCCCGCAGCAGCCACCCCGTTCCAAAAACTCGCGGGACCAAATCCGGTGGCAAACATCATATCCGCAGCAAAGCCGCCACCAGGGATGGCCATGGCCACGGCCAGGGTGGCGACCATGAGCACGATCCGCAGCGGGTTGGAGCCGCCGCCTCCCTGGGGGACGCTGGAGACATCGATGAACACGAGGATACCGTCCTCGCGGACCATGGCGGTCGGCCAGTCGGCGCGTAACACCGGCGCACCATTGAGCAGGGCGATGTATGGGCGGTCCCATGCCGGGTCAAGCTCGGCCAGGGTTGCGGGTGATGACAATTGCGAGAGGCGGCGCTGCTGCGGGCACAGCGCGTGCTGAACGTAGATTACCGATGGCTGCATAACGCCCCCTGGAAACGGAAATATTGGCGGCGGCCAAGCCCGGAGAGATGCCAGTGGGCGTCGCGGGTGAAAATAACCCCGCAGCCGCGCACACAGTGGAGCACGCCGCCGCCGTCATCGGCCAGCCAGATGCCGAGATGGAGCGGGGAGCGGATAACGACCAGATCACCGGGCTCAGGGCTGCCGACCAGGACCCACCGCTGGCGCTCGGCGTGGCTATTGAGCAGGCCGACCAGGGCTCGGCGGTCGTTGTAGTCCGGGATGGTGATCATGGGCATTTCCACCCCGAAGTGGCGGCGCTGGATTTCGGCGGCAAAAGACATGCAGTCAAACGCAGCCGGCCCGGTGGCCCCGGCCTCCCAGGGGCGGCCGATGTAGTCTTCGGCCCAGCTCATGCGATCAACCCCGGAAACTGTTCAGCGGTGTAGGCCAGGGTCGGAAATTTGCGGTTGGTGAGGTTGGGAAACCCCACCACGGCGGTGACCGTGGCCACGGTGGCGGTGATGCTGATGATGTCGGCGTGGATGGGCGGGTCGTTCTGCGGCTCGGTGAGGTCGGAGTCGATATACTCCCGATAGGTCACCCGGACCCGGCCGGTGGTGGTGAGGGCCTGCTCGATGGAGCCGACGATCTCCCGGCTGACGTTATCAATGGTGATGGTGAGCTGGGGGACGCCGGTGGTCGAGACCTCGGGCTTGGAAAAATCAAAGGCAAAGGCGACAAAGCGGACCTCTTCGCCGGGGTTTTCCGGCGCGGTGGCCTCCAGGGTGGCGAGGAGGTCATTGTGGTCGCGGACCACCCGGATCGGCTCGGTGAATGCCGGGTGACGGAATTCGAGCGTATGGTAGACGATGGCGGTGGCGCTGGCGTAGGCCTCTTTGATGGCGGCCGAGAGGGTGGTATCAGGCATAACGAACCTCCAGCTGAGCGGTGACCACCCAGGTCAAGGCGCGGAGCTCGGCTTGCCAGATCCCGGCAAAGCGGGACTCCACCGCGGTGAGGCTGCCGCCGTCGCCGGTATCGAGGGAGACGTTCCACCATGCGGCCCCGCCGTCTGCACCATCGGACGCCTCGAACCAGGAGCGGAAAATCGCCATTTCGGCGGCGGTGAACTTCCAGGCCACCCCGATCATATCGCGGCGGGTGGCGGTGCGGCGGCGGGCGCGGCTGTTGCCGCCCTCCATCTCGGTGCGGGTGACCGGATCGGTGGGCAAAATCTGGTAGCCGGCAATCTGGGGGCGCGGCAGGCTGGCGGGATAGCTGGCCATCAGTAAGCTCCGGCGGCGCGATTGAGGCCGTAGGTCCAGGAGAGCGCCGCCGGGATCTGGCCGGAGCCGCGGACGATGTCCGTGGCCACTGACTGTTTGATCTGCTCAACGAAAACATCAACGACATTGACGCCGCCATCGCTGCGGCGCTGCTGTTGGCCACCTTTGCCGGGGGCCTCGATGACGTTGACCACCACGCCACCGCTGCCGCTGGCCTCGACGCCGAGGCGGCCGCCTGGTCCGCGTTTCAGCGGGAGGATGGCTTCGGGTCCGGCCTCGCCCATCAGGCCGATGCCGCGGGCAAAGGGGAACACGGTGGGTTGGTTGACAATGGAATTGGAGTAGGCCGAGAGCCCAACCGAGCGGTAGACGCCGCCACGGGCGTTGAGGCTGATCCCGGAAAGCATCCCGGAGAGGCCGGCGGCCAAGGGTTGGCTGATCAGCTTTTGCGAGGCGATACGGGCAAGGTCGGCGAGGATCGAGTTGACCATATCGCCAAAGCTGGCCTTGGTCCCGGTGACGAAATTAGCAACGGTGTTGTCCAGGCCGGAAAAGGCGGATTGCAGGGCGGAGCGGATGGCCTCTCCGCTTTCGGCGCTGCTGTTGGCAATATCAGCCAGGCCCTGCTTGAGGGCTTCGAAACTGTTGGTGAGGCGCAGCCGGGTCCCGGTGACGGCCAATTCGGCGTTGACGCCGGCCAGGGCGGCGGCCTGGGTGTTGTAGGCGGTGATGTCCTCGGCGGTGGCCTTGGGCATAGTGGCGAGGTGCTCCTGGAGGATGGCCTGGCGCTGGCGGAGCAGGTCGACCTGCGCGGCAAGGGCCTCGGTTGCGGTGATGGTGCCGGCGGCAACCTGGCGGGCAAGCTCGGCCTCTTTGAGGGCAACGCCGGACTCCAGCAGGGCGCGGCGGTCATTGGCTGCCTTCTGCGCGGCCTGCTGCTCGATCTCGGCGCGGGATGCTGCGTACCAGGCGGCAATCTCGGTGATGCGTTTTTCTTTTTCTTCGGCGGTCTTGGCCTTGTCTGCCCAGGTGGTGATGTACTGCTGGCGCTCCCGATCCAGGCGGGCGACCTGCTCGGCAAAGACATCGGCGTTGAGCTCGGCCTGGGCTTCGCGGAAGCGGAGACCGGCGGCGATTTCGGCGTTGAGGGCGCGTTCGGCGGCTGCTGCGGAGGAGGCGGGTTTGGTGGCGGTGGGCGAAAACGGCACGACAGATCCACCCGAAAAAACAGGTTTGACATTATTGGCCGCCGCTTTTTTTGCGGCTGCTACTTCTTTGGCCTGCTCCAGGGCAAATTCAAGCTCTCGGATCTCCTGGTATAAGCCCTGCCTGCGGTCGGCATTGCCGCCCTCACGCATGGCCGCAAGCTCTGCTCGGGCTGATTGCAAACGGGAGGTAATTTTTTGGGTTCCCGAGTCAAACGATGAAAACCATTTTTCCAGATCTTCCGGACCCATGCCGGCGAACTCCAGCAGGTCGAGCTTTCCGGCCTTGACCATCCCTATGCCGCGGATGGTGCGCGAGAGGTTGGTAATGCGTTCGATTGCCCATTGTGCAGCCTCGACAATATTGGCAAACAGGGAGAGGATGGCATCACGGTTGCGGTCGATGGTGGTGGCGAGATCAACGATAGCGGTGGATAACCCGTTAGTTGCTCCGCTCGATTTGTTGGCATCGTTGACCAGCGATCCAAGCGTGTTGGCGAGCACGGTTCCGGCCTGGCCGACGGTACGGTTCATCTTGGCGAACTCGGTGTCAACGTCGGCGGCTCCCTTGAAAATGGCATTGGTGAGCACGTCAGCGGTGATCTGCCCGGACTCTGCCATCTTGCGCAACTCGCCGCGGGTTTTGCCGGTGTAGTCGGCCAAAAGCTGCATGACCCGGCCACCCTGCTCGGCAACCGAGTTAAACTCTTCGCCCCGGAGCACCCCGGCGGAAAATGCCTGCGAGAGCTGAATCATGGTGGACGAGCGCTCGACCTCAGTGGCTCCGGAGACGGTAAAGGCTTTGTTCAGCGTTTCGGTGATGGTCAGCAGCTGGCCCTGGTTGAGCTTGAGGTCCTTGGTGGCTTGGGCGAGGCGCGTATACACCTCAACATTGCCACCGTACTCGGTACGGGTGCGCTGGGAGAGGCTGTACAGCTCTTTTTCAACAACAGCCAGTTGTTCGGCGGATTCGGTTACCAGCTTAAGCCGGCCCTCAAGGAGGGTGTAGGTGTCGGCGGTTTGCATGGCACGGGCTCCGCCGAGCGCCGCAAAGATGGTTCCAATGCCGCCACCTGTAGCAAGCCCACGCAGCGATGATCCCAGGCGGGCGAGTTTGCCATCAAACTCTTTGATCTGCCCTGCACCCTGGCGCAACGTGCGCGCCATATTCTTATCAATCGCGGTCAACTCGACCTGGATCTTGTTGTTTCTCACTGTATCACCACGATCTCGTTAGTGTTGCAGTTGCCGCAATCGGCGCGGCCACTGGCCCTGCAGGCCCTGCAATACTCGGCCTGCTCTTTGCTCTGCCCGGCCGCCGCTTCGACTCCCAGCCAGGCGAGCACCGCCTCACGAAACAGCACCTGGCGCTTGCGGGCCTCGATGTATGGCTCGGTCTGCCGCAGGGTCACCGTCCAGAGGATGATGTCCCGCTTGCTGATGTCGCCATCGGCAAGCAGGCAGACTATTGCTTCGAGCGCGTCCCAATTGCCTGATCGATGCGGTCGGTCAGGGTTTCCAGCGTCTCCAGCAGCGAGGAGAGCTGGTTGCAGTCGAAAAAATCAGCCACCACCTGCAGGAGCACCCTGGCCGGGGCGTTTTCCAGGTCGTCGGCAATGGCGGTTAGGTCCCGGTCCCTGATGGCGACCCCGTCGGGGATGAGCACCACCGCCACTGCCCGGTAAATACGGTCGCCGAGGGCGGCAATCACCCCGGGTACGGAGGTGTCGGTAAAGCCGACACCAGCCAGCTCGGCCAGCAGCTGCTGGATCTGGCCGAGGACCAGCTCGCGCTGGTGGTATATTGTGCCGTTGATCTCGTAGCGCATCATATAGTTGTCTGGGTGTTGAGCAGGGTCATGATAATCTGGGATGCATCGGCGTCGTTGCCGTAGTAGGCCTGCCAGTCGAGCTCGTAGTAAATCCCCTGGGGTCCGCTGATGGCGGGCGACTTGACCGAATAGACCAGCTCCGGGATTTCAATGGTGAGCTTTTCGTTGCCGGCGGTCCCCGCTCCGGTGCCGCGAGTGTAGGTCCAGAGCAGGCTGGATTCGGTGTTGTTGATGGCCTTGTTGTAGAGGGCCATATCCTCAAAAAAACCTTTCAATGTGCCGCTGACCACGCAAATGCCGTCGATCATCGACCCGCGCACCCCACCGCCGCCGAGAACAAAGGTGTCACCGTCGAGGGCGTTGTCGATATTGAGGGTCAGCTCGGTGATAAAGTCGGCGGCGCTGCCGCCCTCCTGGATAGAGGAGATAGCAAAGCCGTCCACCGGGTTGTCGCCGAGGTCGGTCAAGCTGGAATCGAACGGGGTCGATCCGACCGCCTCCGACGCACCCATGAAATCGATGGATGCCTTCTGGAAACCGGATTGACTGACCGTGAGGCTGAAGCGGTTGGCCTTGCAGCCCTTGAAAAGAAAATACTGGTCAACGTCCGTGAACCCTTTTTCGATGGTGAACGAAGGCAGGGCGGAACCGACTTTGAAGGTATGCGTTGGCGCGGCGGTGTCCACCGAACCGAGCACGGCCAGGAGCAATTCGCCCGGGTAAAAGCCGAGGTTGAAATTGATCGACCCGGCAACGTCGACCGTCCCGCGACGTGGAGCCTGGGAATTGCGGCCGCTGTAGATGTGATCGTTGTTTTCCAGGCCAACCGATTTGGAAAGCGACTCGGAGGCAAAGGGCAGCCTGATCATGGCCGGGCTTGCCGGAGCGACGCCGTAGGTAGTCTCTTTTTGGATGGCCAGATAGCTCTGGGTGCCTTGCGCTTGCGCCATGATAATGTCCTCTTACAGTGCCCCTTTGGGGGTCAGATAGTCGATGGCGGCCACCAGATGCGGCCACATGATTTTTTGCCCGCCGGTTTCGATGGAGTCGGCGGCTCCGGTAATGGTGATCCGGGAGCAGGTCCCGCCGAGGGTGTAATCAGCCACCAGGGCAGCGGAAGCGGTGTTGAGCAGCTCCCAGGCCGCCGGGTAATCGTAGGCCCCGGCAACAATGGCGCCGATTTTCAGCTGGATGGTGTGCAGCCACGAGCCGATGGACTCGCCGTTGTCAACGGTGCTCTCACCCATGGCAATCTGGATCATCGGACCATCGGTCGGGTCGAGGGCGTCGTCCCAGGGGAAACAAACCCGCTCGGCAACATCGTCGACCGCGATCTCCAGCCGGGAGCGCAGGGCCTCAAGAATGATTGGACGTTGAGCAGCCATGATGGTCAAAAATCCCTGGTGAGGTAGAGCACCACCGAGCCGTTGAGTGGCTTGGTGCGCTCAAAACACTGGTATCGGACGCCTGCAATCACGAGCACGGTGGCGTTGCTGGTGATGGCGGCGCCGTCCTCGGCGGCCAGCTCCAGGAGCGGCTGGTCGGTCTGGATCTCGCGGCCATCCTGGCTGATCTCGACCGATGACTCGGAAAACAGCCCGGTTAAAGTGGTGGTTGTCCCCTCGATGGACACCGCCACCCCGAAATCCTCCAGGGCGGCGGTGAGGGTTTCGCTTGAATCGATCATCGCTTACAGATACTCAAGGGAGACAACGATCTTGCCAGCCGTCAATGCGGCAACGGCAATGGTTGCCACCACCTGCCGTCCATTGGCCGTGGTGCGGACAGCGGTTGCCGCAGTGCCCACGGGCACCACATCCAAAACCGCATTGGCGCTCAGACTGGCCACGGCGGTTGCGGCACGGATATCGTTGGCGCTTTCCACTTTCAGCGCCACGGTGGCAGAACCACCGCTGGTGCAGGCGGTTTTAACGTGGATCATGCCAGAGGTGATGATGGCGTCATTGGGTAGGGAATCGCCCCGCAGGGTGATATCCCCCACCGCGCCGCCATCGCGTGCAAAATCGTATTCAAAGTAAGCCACCTGCTTGGTTGGCTCGAGTCCTCGTCTATTCATAGTTGTCTCCAATCTGGAAAACGTTGATATTGGTGGGCCACGTGTCGCAGCCCACCCTATAGCACAATCTGCCGGCGCTTACGCTCCGGCGTTCTTGACCATGGCCTTCCAGTCGACGGCCTTGGCTACGCAGTCGATGCGCACCTTGTACTCGACGCCGTCCACGGTCCATCCGGTGCGCTGCTCCAGATAGGGGGTGCGGTTGCCGTTGAGGAAGAACACCCGCACGGTCTTGCGTTTGGGACCGAGAAAGTAATACGCGGTTGAGCTGGCGGCATCGAGACGGGCATCATAGGCACGCTGAAAGCGGGTGCCTCCGTAGATATTGGTCCGGGTCGACCCCTTGTTGTCGGAGCTGAAGTTGTTGGAGGCAAAAAAGATCTCCGCCGCTCCTTCCAGTGCCCGGGGCGCGATGAAATACTGCAGCGGGATATTGAGATACTGCTTGGACTTGAGGCCCTTCTGCAGCCCGGCGAGCTTGATAGCCTCACCAATGGTCGTTTCGCTAATGACACCAGCGGTCCCCAGGTTGCCATGGTTGGCGTGGAACAATGCCACAGAATCACGCATGGCCGCATTGGCGGTCAACACTCCATAGGGACAATCACCAATCTTGCGCGCGGCGGCCTCGCCCATGGACATATACATATCCGCCAGGGCGGACAGATCGTCATTGACGATCACCGTGCGGGTGATGGCCGCCAACTTGCCATAGGTGGCCAACTGATAGGTCTCCTTGGCATCGGTGCGCTCGCCGTACTGGTAGCCCGCATCGTTGACGATCTGATCCAGATCGTCAAACTCGGAGGCCATGGCGATGGTATTAGTCTTGAAGTCGGGCACGGATCCGGAACCATCGGCCCACAACTCCCACGTCTCATTGGCGCCTTCGTACCCTTCGAACAGGGCTTTATTAGCCACCGCACTCATCAGCACCGGCAAATCCGATGCGGTCAGCGCCCGACCGATCATCTGCATCGGATCGCCCCCGCTGGCGTATCCGCCCCGCTTCAGGCACTCCCGGGCGACTTCGCGCAGGGAATAGCCGACAAACTCAGACCCGGCCGAGCGGGTACCATCCAGGGTCCAGCCACAAGCGGCGGCGGCATCGGTCAACCCGCGCTCGCCATCCAGCGGCAAGCCGGAGCGGACAAACAATCCGGCGGTTGCTGCGGCGCGGAACTTGTCCAGCTCATCTGCTCCCCGCTCGATCCGCGGCGGCGCATACCCTGGGGACTGGCTGCGCGACTGACTGGAGAGGATATCCAGCACCTGAGCGCGCACCTGATCCATGGTCAGGTTGGGCTGGAGCAGGGCAGACCGTTGCTCGCCCTCGATGCCGTGGCGATTGCACAACTCCACGATTTCCAACGCACGGGCAAATCCGGCGTCGGTGGCTACCTGTTGCCCAATCGGGTGCGGTTGAGCGATAGCCGGTGCAGCGGTGGGCATCGATTGTGTCGATTGAGAGCCATCGGCAGGTTCGGATCGTTGCCCGCCCGCCTCGACACGCTCAGGTCCGTCAAACTGAACTCCACGTGTTTGCAAATCCGTCCAGAACTCCCACGCCTGTTCCTCGGTGGCATCGGCGCGGAGACCATTGGCCAATAATAATGCTCGTAATCTGGGATTCATGTATACCTCGTCCCGTTATGGGCGAACGCCCGTTCATGCGGCCTATGGCCGCGCCTGTGCCAACCGGCCAGCCGACCCTATATATTTCGAGAGGCTATCCGCGCCTATTGGCGTTAAGGTAAATTCTCGCAGCATCCACTCGGTAGAAATTTTGAGAGGCCCGACAAAGGTGCGCCCGCGGACGATCACCTCAACATCTTCAGGGACCCACAGGGCGCTCAACACCTTGTACCCTGCCGAACCATCGGTCAGATGCCCATCCAATACTTTTTGCCGAGTGCGCATCGACTTATCGTCGGCAGCGAACCTGACCAGACCCTCGATAGCGAGATAGTCGCCTGCCTGTTGCTGGCGGAAATCCGTCACCGATCCCATTTGATCATCCACCGTCCAGCGGTTATGGCAATCGAGCAATGGCAACTGCCCATGCGCCGGATACGACACCCCGTCCATGAGCAACACCTCATTCACCACCCTGTCCAACTCCCAGTCGTACACCAGGGCGGGCTGCTCGGTTGCGATTATCCAACGAATATTTTCGGGGTCTGTCGCCTGCCGCAAAGGGACCGCCCGTGTTGTCCACCCGGGGTGCAGACCCTTTGGGGCGACTCGTTGTGCCCTATCCTGGCGCCCCACCAAAGTGGCATGTAAAAGCGCTCGCTGGTGCAAGTTCATTGTTCCGTGTCCTCTTGTTTACTGGGCGCGGTCGGGTTACCCGCCACCGCTGCCGGGTTGGTCTGCATGGCCGTTGAGACCTCTTCCAGTGATAATCCGCGCTCCTCGGCCATCCGTTTGAACTCCTGGAGCTCGTTGAGCACGTCCTCGGGGTCACGGCCCCTGCCGGTGATGATCTCCTGGGGGCTGAACAGCAGACTTTTCACCAGATCGATCTGGCCGCGTGATTCGCGCAGCAGGTCAAGCGGTTCTTGCCCAGGGGGCTGCCAGATGCCAGCCATCCAGTGCCGTTGATTGGTGGCGTATCCAGGCATGGCCACTTTGCCGGTCAGATGGAGGGCATCGAAAAACAGCCGGTTGATGCGGGCACCGAACTGGCGGCAATGGCGGGCGACAAGCGGCCGCATCGCCTTGGCGAAATCGTTGCGCACCGTGCGGGTGGTGTTGTAATTGAGGCCGGAGTAATCACCGGCCACCAGCTCGTAGGGCACATCGTGCGACACGGCGAGCATTTGCAGGAAAAATTTGGTGGTCGGCCCGAAGTTGTCGCCGGGCACGTCGGCAGCGTTGATATTGATCTTTTCGCCAGGGAGAAGAAATTCTATCGTGGCATTTTCAAGCACGGTCTGACGCTGACCGGTGGCTCCGTCGACCTCGGCGCGGCCCCGCTGGAACTTGGCAGCATCGGTGGTCTCGATAATAGCGGCCCACTTGCTCGCCATGGTGGCCCGGTCCATGTTGGCGCCCAAAAACTCCTGGAGGTTGTCGGCCAGCATGATGGCCGGGGTGCAGCGGCTAACCCCGCGCAGCTGTCCGGGCCGGCGGGTTTCAAAGCCGTGCAACACCCGTTCGGCGGGGACACGCACCGAGCGTTGCCGGTCGGTGAGCTGGGAAAATCCGTCCGGAACCCGGAAATGCAGGGCAATGACCCGCCCGGTAACGGGATCGTACTCAACACCCTGGTCGATCACAGCGCCATTGCTTGCCTTGGCGGCAAAATCACTCGACAACCACTCAGCCTCGTAGCACTGCAGCATTAACGGGAGATAACGTCCAGGGCTGCTGTCCCACGAGCCGACAATAATGGACTCGCCATCGATCACATCCTGGTAGCGCCATAGCCGCTCGATGTCGAAATAGTGCAACTTGCCTGCCGCATCACACTCATCCATCCACCACTTGCGTGCATCCTCGATGGCGGTGATGGCTTTGCGGTTGAGTTGCCGCTTGCCGTCCGGCCCAACATCACCGACCCGGGATTGAAAGGCGATACCGTCGCCCACCGAGAAGTTGATCAGGTTGTTGACCGCCCGGGCAAAGAACGGGAAATCGTTGTACAGTTGCCGCGCCCGTACTCGGATAGTGGCCCCTCCGCCCCTGATCAGCGCGTTAATGTCCTGGTTGACCGGGGTCCAATCGCCGGTCCCATTGGTGGTCAGGGCGGCGGCAAACTGGCGTAGCTGCATGGCGCGCAAACGCTCGGCAATGCGTCCGCTTTCGCGCCCGGGGGAAACAAGACCAATGGCCCGATCCAACCCGCGTTCGAGAGCACTCAGGATAGATGCGGCGCGGCTCATGGAAACCGCCTCCCCGCCTTGGCACTGATGCGCATCAGCGGCGTATCGGTCCCGGCCTGGAGGATGTCTCGTTCGGCAATCAGTCGCTGCAGATACGACTCCAAACTCTTGAGGTCGACCCGCTGACTCGACACGTCGGCACCGGAGCCGCCACGGCTGTACTGCTGGCTCTCCAGAGTGCGGCGGATCGAATCCCGCACCAGGGCAATCTCGGCGGTGTATTCTTCAACCGAATCGAAATACATCTACCACATCCTCCTGCGGCTGCTTTTTTGGTGGACTATCTGTGGCACCTCATTCGGTTCGGGCTGCCGGTCGCGGATATGCATGATGTCGATAGCGGCAAAGCCATAGACGCTGATATCCCAGTCGTGATTATCCTTGCCGCGCGGACAGATCCAATAGCCGCGGTCATCCTGATACTCGGCGCACATCTGCCGGGCATAATCCATACCGAGATCCGCATGCAAATTGATCGACCCCGGATCACCGGCCTCGATTTCAAGCGCGGTGGCCAACTCGCCCTTGTACAGCGTGACGTTGAGGGTATAGAGGCTCAGCCCACCGGGGATGGCGATTTTTTTCCCATTCCCTCCGGGGAGGTATTCGATACGGCTCAGGTTCCAGGGCTGTGCCTGGTCCCGCCGGCCTTTGATCGGGTTGAAAATCGGGTTGCGCTTGCAAAAGAGATACACGGCCTGGGTACGGCTGTGCTTAGGGCGGTGCGGGTCGGTACCGCCGCCGGAATCGATCCAGCCAGCCTCAACCCGGTAGACAACGCCCTGGGCATCCTGCCAATCCTTGTTGGCCAGGTTTTCCAGGTCGGAAAATTTGTGGACAAACCCCCGGTCGACCACATGGATCGACGGATGGTCGCCGTACCCAACCGCCCACACCTGGTAACGGAATCCGTACTTCTGGGTATCAACCAGCAACAACAGGGTTGCCGGATCGGCAGGAACCACACCGCGCGGCATGGAAGGATTGACCAAACCAAGGATCCGGTCCTCCAGCCGATCCTGCTGTTCATGGCGATAATCGTCTGCCTCGATACCGTTTTTCCAGGCGATCTTGTCCGTGAGCTTGCCGGCCAGATTCTTCAGCCAGGCAACGCCGATCTCGCGCAGGGTCACGTCCAGGCAATCCCAGGCTCGGTGGATGAAGCCGACGCGCTCGGGCCGTACTGCATCAGCACCCTTGATTGCCCACCACGCGCCGCCACGAATTGCCTGGATGCGCTGCTGCTCGTTGATCTCGGCGCCGCAGGCATGGCAGGCCATGGTCACGCCGTCGCGCTCGATAGTCTCGATGGTGGCTGCTTCGTCGACCTGCAGGTGCTCGCCTTCGGGGCGGATCAGCTCCTGGCAGTGCGGGCAGCGCAGCCGCCATTCCCAAACCTGGTGACAGGCATCGATCCCCTTGCGCACATACCGTCCGGCAGGAGTGGAGCAAAAAAAGTGCTTTTCACGCCCACGAAAGGTCCGCGACCGTTTGCGGATCAGGGTAATCGGGTCGGTCTCTTTCTTTTGCGCGGATGACTCTTTGTCGACCGTCGATGCTCCCGACTGGAGCACGTACTTATCAACCTCGTCGCAGAAAATAGCCTGGGCAGGAAAGGTGGCCATGGACAAGGCCGAGGTGGCCCAGCTGGGCCGGATGATTTTGCCGTTACGCAGCCGGATGCGGGTATTGGCGGTGTCGTCCTTACGGTCGCTGAGAAAACCGCGCAAATGGGCGCTCTTTTCAAACATCGGCCGCAACAACTGATCCACGATATTCTTGGCCGCCTCTTCTCCGGGCATGAGATAAAAAATGTCTCCGGATAACTGTTCCACCGACCAGGCCAGGCAATTGGTCAGGGTCATGGTTTTGCCCGATTGCTCCGAGGCGCAGTACCAGATTTCGCGTACTGTCGAATCGGAAAAAGCGGTCAATATTTTGGCGGTATGGGGCGCATATTCGCGGCGCCATTGCCCGGAATGGGCGGCTGAGTCGGGGACGATTCGGTGCCGCTCGGCAAACTCCAAAGCGCTGATACGCTCCGGCGTGGTCAGAAACCGGCGGATATGGGCAGGAAAGAAAAGCACAGGGCACCGCTCCGAAGTGACCGAACGGCCGGAGAGGCGTTTGCGCACGTCCTTGGGTACACAGGGGTAAAGCCTGTACACCGGGGCGGCGATTGCCAGTTGCTGGGCGGCTGCACTTTCCATGGATCACCGGGCGATGGAGGGCCGCCGGAAGGGTGGAGCAGATCCCTTCCGGCAGCAACAAGGATCGACGCGCAAACCAGAGGTTTACGCGGATATCCTACCCGGTGTTTTTTGGCATTTTGGATTTCTTGGAATTTCTCGTGATTTCTCGGAATATCTCGGTAAATATCAGCACATCTTTTGATTTATCGCTTGACGTGTGTTTTGCGCGTAGAACGTACGGTTCAAATCACCCCACCGGATACAACCCCTTGACCCGATCCAACTTGGCCATGGCCCGGATTACATCACCCTTGGCCGCCAGCATAGCCTCCACCTGCTGCTGATTCCCGTGGCGAATGTTCCATGTTTCGTGCATCGATGGCAAGACCAGCTCTGAAAGCTTGTCTGTCAGTAGCTCGATTTTCTCAATATCGTCTTCCATTATTCCTCCTGCGATTGCTTGAATACTCATAGCCGTGTCAATGCAGATTGACATCAAAGGCGGACTCCAGAAAACGCTCAAGCTTTTCGGAGACAATAGCGCCGGTCAACTGACTAAACGGCAAGGGGCGATGGTTGACCGCTGGCCCTGTGCTGTCCGAGGTTGAACAGGTAACGGTTTCCTCGGAAAAATCGCCCTTGAATTCGAGCGCGTGGGTCAGAGCGGTGGAGTCTTTACGAGGGGCAATCTTGATCTGCAAGGCGATCAACCGCTGCGATCCGTCCTTGGCTCGATGGTCAGCCTTTCGGATCTCAACCACTTCGGCATGATACCCGGCAGAAACAACCGCCTCAGCACATCCATCCAGGGACGGGCGCACAGTGGCATCGAGCAAGATTTCAAGACCATCGGCAATTATTTTTCTTCGCTCCAATTCTCGCCGATGCCGCTCTTCGATTTCCTGTTTCTCCCGTGCTTCCTTTTGCTTTGCCAATTGTAAAATTTCATAGATCCGCGCCATGTTTTTATGCTCCTTGTGTGTATTTAACGGATACTTAAACAGGACTCATTGACCCCGAACTCACCTGACCGCTACCAACTGCCTTGAGCGCTTCAAGCCGTTCGCCCCAACTCATTTTTTTCTCATCAACCCGCCTCACCTCGATCCCGCATACAGCCTCCGCTGCCAGGTGGCAAGCGCCTCTTTATCAGCGCACAGCCGTGCCCCTGGCCGCTCCTGGTACACCGGCATATCTGCATACTTTTCCATCCACCCACGCACGGTGAATTCCGAGACCCGCAGGAAAGCCGCCACCTCTTTCATACCAACCAACACTGCTTCATTCTCACTCATCATCCTGCTCCTCGACTGCTGCAAATTCCCCGGCGCTTATCCGGGACTTGGCCAACTCGTTAAACGCCCTGCCAATCACCAGCTCGATCACCCTGTCAGCCACCAAAGGCCCCTGGTGGTAGTCGCCACCCGCCTCGAGCACGATCTCGGTGGAGCCGATGCGGGCAAAGTGCTCCAGGTTGCCGCGCAGGGTGTTGTACCCCGCCATCAACTGCGCCCAGTAATCCTCCGTGCGCATCCACTCCCGATCCTCTGCCCTGGCTTTGATCTCCAGCCGCTCCACCTCAAGCTGCATTTTGCGGACCTCGAGGCGCTCCCGCTCCTGCTTGCGGTCGACCAGGTCAAAGTCAACCACCGGCGCCTCGCCCACCACCGCCAACAGATACTCAGCCACAGAGGTTTTTGAGACAGTTTTATCGGGATAAACCAGATACTTGCCGGCGGCGCCATCATCGTAAAACTTTCGCTGCGACAGTGCCGCGCCCTTACCGGAGAGCTTTTCCTCAACCCACCGCCAGGCTTTGGCCCGATTTTTAAACAATTCGCCCGGCTGAGCCGGCACAGTCGCAACGGCCATCAGGTATGCTCCGTTCGCCGTTTGGTACTGTCCAGACGCACCACCGCAGTCGCACGGGCCAGCATTGCCGCCCGCGCCTTGACCCCGGCAATGTAATCGCGACCCAGATCAAGGGTACCCATACGACCAGAGCGCACAGGGGCAAGGGCAAGCTGTATCCATTTAGGCGCCATGTTGCCTCCTGCAAACGCCACCCAGGCATTCATCAGGGATGTGGTGCGGCAGACGGCATTCGGCCTCGAATGCATCCAGGTCGAGCTCTGCAGCTGCTGCCTGGGCGGCGGCCTCCAGGGTGGAGAGCTCGGCGGCGGTGACGGGTCGCTGGAAATCGGCGGCCTCGGCGATCAGGACCTCCAGGAGAAGGAGATAGTTGATGGCATCGCTGAGCTTTTCGTCGATCATTGCCGGCGGGGGGATGTCGCCGGCGGCCACCTGGTCAACCATATCAAACACCGAGACCAAATGCTTAGCGAGCATGCCGCGCAGGGCCTCGGCCGGGGCGATGGCCTGCATCTCAGCGGCCCGCTTAAAATTCCAGAGGCGGTCATTGTTGCGGCTGTACTCCTCGCCCTTGACGGTGAGGAGGTTGTAGCAGTGGTCGAGCCTGTCGGCGACAAGTTTGTCAAATCGTTTGTGGTGCATGGCGCTCCTTAGTGTTTGTGGTAGTCGGACCAGCGATCCGGGGCATCCGGACCGGCGGGGACGCGGTGGGGGCGGTCGGCGTGGCCGTAGCAGCCGACACAGTTGGCCTGGAGGATAAGGACGCGGTCCTGGGGATCGTCGTAGGCGCAGTTGCGGCAGGGGTCGAAGAGTCCGCAGGCTTTGCGGATGATCAACGGCACCCCATGGAGCAGCAGCGTGCCGATGCCGAGACCGAGGAAAAACGAGGGCAAATCAAAAAAAGCCATGGCATTTGCCCCCCTCAAAACGGTACATCGTCGCCCATGGGGCGACGGCATAAGAGTCAAGGCTGCACCAGCTTCTGATCTTTTTTGACGGATCAGGCTGAGAGTATTTAAAATTTCGGCAGTTTCTACACCGGCGCACATTATCCTTGCCGCACTCGGATGGCCGCAGATACCCCTTGCGGAATCGCACTTGCTCCGCGAACGTTCCGCATCGATCAGCCTTCATACTGAGCCTCATCAGCATCCATGAGCGCTTCTCGCTTTGCGTCCTCCATTTCCTCAACCAGTGCTTTGGTGGAGGTCTGAACGCAGACATAATACTCAAGCACCAGCATGCGATCACAGCCGCCACCATCAAGCTCACAATAGACCACGCGCTTGCCGGAAACCGATGTCTGGTCAATAACCGCAGAGTTCTTGCGTCCACAATACGGACAACTGTACTGAGCGCGAAGCATCACACCACCTCCCGAATCTCGGCGATCCGCTCCAGGCCAATCTCAGGATGGTCGAGCAGCAGGCCGAGCAGGCGGGCATCGAGGCGCTCAGCCACGCCCTGGCGATTGGCTGGCAGGGTTTCGGAGGCATAAATCAAAGAGGAGATAGCGGTGGGAATGTCGCCATTGGCGCAGCCATCGTCACCGATAACCTCACGGACCCGAGAAAACACCTGCTCATCGGCCAGTAACCGCTGCTCGGCCTCCGATAGCTGGTCGGCCAGCAGACCAATTTGATCCTGCTTGGCCTGGAGGTTGATACGCACGTTGTGGAGCTCGGATGATTGCACCGACAACAGCAGGGGCAAATCGGCGGGGACCTGGGCGAGATCATCTGCCACCCGCATCAGGTCCTCAACGATGGCCTCGGTGTGAGCAACCGCCTTGATAACATCGGCCGGGGCGTAGGACTCGGCGTTTGCCAGCTCGGCAATACTATCCAGCACGGCCTGAAAGTCGTTTTTTTGGGCGCGAAGATCGTCAACATCACCTGCCAGATCCTTTCCATCTTTGGCGCGGCTCCCTAACTCCGCAACCACCAGCCGAACCTGGTCGGGCAGGTCTGCCGCAGGACCGTCGTGCTCGAGAACACCATGGATCTCGGAGAAAATAGCGGACTGCTGCATCAGGTCGGCATCGGCAACAGCGAGTTGCCGGCGAGTCTCTTCCAGGAGGCCAGCGGTGTGGGCAACAGCCAGCACAATCTGCGCATAGGTGAGCGATCCGTCTTTACCGACCTCGACCACCCGGCAAATTTCACCGAGCGCGTTTTGCGCGGAAATCAGTTCATCCCGTTCGTTACTGTTGTGCGCCTTCAGACTGCGTACGACGGTGAGCAGATCACCGACGGGCCCCGTCTCCTGGCCAAGGATTTCCCGCAGCTGGGCGATGAATGCAGCATGGCGGTCACGCTCTTCCTGATAAACGGCGATCGTTTCAACCTGCTGCAACTTCTCTTTCAACCTGGCCAGCAACTCGGCACCCAGGATCGCAGGGGCCGAGTCCGGAAAACCCAACATGGATGCAATTTCTTCCAAAACATCCGACTCCACCACCTCAACTGCCGCTTGGCCGACATCGAGGGCCACCAGGATGTCAGCTGTTTTTCCGCGCTTGGCAATCATCCGTGCCACGATCTCAGGGCGGTTACTCACCGCACCGGCCAGGGCCGCGCAGCTGCTGCACAGCAATTCGCCCGAACACATCGACAATGCTTTCGATTTCCCGCAGCCATCACATTTGGTCTGTTTTCGCATTTGCTCCACCTCATGGTTTGTTTTTTTTTCAACGACCATACCCGCCATCTCTTCCAGGCTGATAATGGTCAGCTCCTTCGGGCGCTGATTCCCCTTACAAATCGCGCAAAACGCACAGCTGACGTGGTACTGGTGTCCGAACTCTGTCGCCGCCTCTGTTTTACGGTTCGCTGCACACAACCGCATAAACGTTGCCTCGGTCATTTTTGTTGGACGTCCACCCGTCACCGGGCAGATCCGCACCACCAGTCGCCGCGACACCTCGGCTGTTGCTTTGCATTCATGCACCCTTGCCATGATCCCCCCAGGCAGTCACGCCGCATCAGCGGTCTGCTGCAGTTGTAAAAGCGCGTCAGCGCCAATGTATTGACCACGCGGGAGCAGCTCCAGGAGATCAGCCACCGCGCCGCCGCCGTACATGATCCGGGTTATCTGCCCCCGCCGGGTAAAGGCATCCAGGTTGACAGCATCCCGCCGAAACCGGACCACCAATTCGCCGTGCGGGCCGGCGCCATACCAAAGCGCCCCCGACTCCATCGCCAACAATCCGGCGAAGCCGGCAATATCATCCACCGGCAGCGCCGGGGGAGAGGAAAGACAACCACCCCCATCCCCCGCCGAGTGCCGCTCAGGGGAAAAGGAGTCGTCCTGGCGTGGAGGGGCAGGAGCACAGACCGGGGGTAAGCCGGACTCGACCCATTGGCACAGATCGCCCCCATGATCGCGGACAAAATCACCCGGATCCTTCCCCGCCGGCATCGGCCAGAACCGCGCCTGCCGGAAACTTGCCCGCCACCGCTTGACCGCAGCCGGTCCGGCCCCCAGTTGGCCATCCTTGCCCTGGTCGGCATCGAGTGCCACCAGGATGACCGGGCACTTGGCCAACTCGGCGGATAACGCAGAGTCGACCCCGCCGGCCACCGTACCCAGGGCAACCACCATCACCCCCGGGTGCGCTGCCGCCACGGCCATGGCGTCGAGCTCTGCCTCGACAATCACCGCCCCGCGCACCGGAACTGTCGGCCGCAGCACCATGGGAAGATTGCCGCTGCCCTTGATCCACACGTACTTGCGGTCCGGCAGAAACCGTTCCCGCGCTGCCGGCGGCCGCCGGATCCGCAGCCGCAGCACATCGCCTGCCGGGGAAAAGATCGGGATCACCAGTCCACCGGGTACCCACAGCCGGTCCTTGTCGGCATCGGCAGGCAGCCCCAGCGTGCGGCGATCAACCCGAAGGTCATGCGCCAACCAGCCAAGCTGCATCCGGTCTGCCGTTTGCGGACAGATCCCGCGGCTTGCCAGCCAGGCAATCTCTTCAGGCTCCCTGGCCAGTGATGCCCTGGCCTTGGCAACCAGCTCCACAGCCCAAGCTGTCCAGGCATCAGACGGCATACTCGCACTCAGCTGTGCCAGACCGGCCTGGCGGCTGCCAGCCTGCGGCCGCACCGACCGGGGACGCCGCTTCACCGGCTCACCGTTGCGGCAGGGCCCATAATTCGGGCAGGAGGGCGAGCAGTCCTTGCCGGCTGCGTCGTGGGCCTCGCGGCAGCTCATGTTCTCCATCTCGCGCAGCCACTTGATGCGATCCCCTTTCAAGCCGCAGGAAAAGCACCGGAAGCCGCCGTCGGCGAACAGCACAAATTTGTCCGAATCCTTGGAGCCGCCGCACTGGGGGCAGGGGCCCACATGGCGGTTGCCGCTTTTGCGGAGGTTGTGGGCGGCGGCGATGTCGTGAGTGTTATGCACAGTCCACCTCCGCACACACGGCCTCGCGGTACTTGCGCAACTGGTTCCAGGCCACCATCAGCGCCTGCGTCACGGTAGGGTCGAACTGGTACGGGTCCTCTTTGATCATCCGCCGGAGCTGCAGCATATCCAGCGAGCGTTCGACCATGGCCAGGGTTTCGTCGATATCGATCAATCGCCGATGACTCATGCCTCCACCTCCACCAGTACACAGTCAATGATCCAGATCCGGCCGCCGCGCTTCTCCAGCTCGTACCCCAGTGAGCGCAGGTCCGTGGCCACCTGGCGCGAGTGAATCCGCACGGTGGTGTCGTCGATGATGAAGGCCCATTGCCGCATGGCATCGAAAAAGGCCGAGAACAGGACGCGATCCCCGATGGAGCGCACCAGCGCCAGCTCGGAAAAGGTGCGGATGTGGTCGGTGTGGGCAGCGGCAGGGTGATCGAGCGCATCGATCAGGTCGGCCATGTCCACGCCGGTGACCCGCTGCAGCACCCCCAAAGACTTGGCCGTGGGCCGGTGGACGATCTTGGTCAGGTCCAGGGTGTAACGGATGTCGAGCCCGGAGTCGGACAGCGGACCGCGATGGTGGTAGATGTCGGAGCGCTTGCCCGCCGGTTGCGACAGCTCCGCTTCCATGCGGTTGAACGCCTCGATGTAGGCCAGCTTGAACTGCATCGCCGCCTTGCCGGTGAACCCCATGGCCAACAGGGTGAAGCCGTCGCGGGTGATGTTGTACATGGGGCGAGGCTTACCTTGTGCGTCGACGTACGAGGCCAGCTCAAAATTGAGCGCGCTAAACTCGTCTGGAACATCCAAAGATTGGACTGCTCGGACTACGTTGCGATGCTGTTTGCCGAAAACCTCGGCGACATTGAGGGAGGTGGTGACCGGACGGCCACCAACGAGATCGAGACGGGGGACTACTGCGGACTGGTTCATGCGCATGCTCCTTTGGCTTGGATGTAACCACCCGTTGCGCTTCCAAACGCAAAAAGGGCGGCGATGTGCGGGTTGGAAGACCGGGCCAAAGGAACCGGCGGGCACGAGACCCCCCACACACCACCGCCCAAGCAAGGAGCAATGCTGTGTAACGGACGCAAAAAAACCGCCGAACTGATAAGTTGAGGCGGTGCATCCGCCTTTGGCAACGGGCTTCCAAACCCGGCTGCCGGTATTCCGGCAACGCACCTACCGTACCCCATCATGGAGACTGTTTCAAGGTTTTTTCGCCGCCCTTTTCTTGAAAAAAAGGCGCGCTCGCCATAGGATGCAAGGCACCACACCAAAACAACCCACAGCAGGCACGCCAGGAGGAATACATGCTCGCACCCACTGTTGACAACATCATCAGGGATGAGGAAAAGGACATCACCTATGTGATCAAGGCCTACAGGGTTATGAATCGTGCAGAAAAAGTGCTCGCTGTTCGCCATTTTTACGCCCAAAAAAAGAAACCACGAGTGAAACGTGGACAAACTGTTATCATTATTTCAAGCATTTGACATACTCAGCAATTCCGAAAGCCACCAACGCAGCTTTCTTTCGGCTTAACTCAACCGAGACCACCTCGTCGTCGCCCCAAATGGTGAGTTCGACAGTTCCCGCATCAGTGGTTGAGAGAGCACACACCATGCAATCGAGCATCTCTTGCGACTTGCTGGTGGACTGACCATCCCCAATCGTCATTTCAAGCTGTTTTTCATCGCTGTAGAAGGTATGTGCGTTCATCCTGGCTTATCCTGGCTCGTCCTTTAGTTGTCCTGTTTATTTTTTGTAATAATTTTCACAGGATGATGAATAATCAGGATAGAAGGATGATGTGTGTACGTACGCGCATGGAAAAAAAATGGTGCATTTTGATTTTTATTTTTTTCCACGTGCGCGCCCGCGACAGTCGTCCTGCCGTCCTGATAGTCTTTTTTTGTCTGTAAAGTCATGGTGTTCATTGCCAGGATAACAACAGGACGTCCTAGGATAGGCCAGGATGAGGCGGCGTATCGTCGCTGATCATCGCCTGTGTGATCTCTGGATGGTACCGCACCCCGAGCACATAGATTTTGCCGCCGCGCTTCTCCAGGGTATAGCCGCGCTCCCGCATTGCCGCCGAGAGGGTCCGGTTTTTCGGCGCCTTTTTCGGGTCGCCGCCCTGGTTGATGTTCCACCACCACAAAAAGCATTGATACAGCCCCTGGAAGCTGATATCGCGGTCCGGATCATCGGCAGGCAACAGGCTGTCGGTGAGAAATTCGGAGAGGTAATCCTCTTCCTTGGCCAGATCGTCCGCTGCCTTGACGATATTTGCAGGTGGCGACAGCCCGACCTGCTGCCACTCCAGGCATCCCTCGACCAGCCATTTGAGAATGCCCTCTTTGTTGGCCAGGAGCCTGTCTTTGAGGTGCTTGTCTTTTTTGCGGAATCGATCCGCCATGGGTGGGAATTTCTTGGCCTCGGCCTCGGGATCGTCGACATAGGCCCAGGGAAAATCAATCTTGAGTAGCCGCTGCACCAAACTGAACTCTGACCCCATGCCGACGGGCATGTGGTTGGTGTGCAGGGCCATTGTATGGGTGGGATCAAAAACGAAGGCCCTGCCAAAGTTTGGGCGGCACTCGACTTTGTCGTCACCGGTCAGGCCCTTAACCTGGCCAGCGTCGATCCGTTGGCCGCGTTTTGACTCACCGGCCACCACCAGCCGCTTGCCGTGCAGGGCATATTTATGCTCGGAGGCAGCGTTTGGTGATGGATCAAACCGCTGCTCAGTGATCATCGACGGACTGATCACATGATAATAGGGGCCCATGACCGCAGCGATCCCGGAGAAGAGCACGCCTTTGCCATTGCGGCCGCCGCCGATAAACACGGCAATGTATTGCTCGAAGCTATGCCCAGTGATAGCATAGCCGAAATAACGCTTGAGAAATACCGCGACCTCTTCGGATCCGCATACCTCAACCACAAACTGGTGCCATTCTGTGGTGTCGGCATCTCCCAGGTACTCAACATCGATCGCTTTGGTGAGCAAGTCGTCGGGATTACCGTCCAGCAAGACCCCGGTAGTTAAATCAATAACGCCGTTGGCGCACGGCAAGAGCATCGGCTGTCGGTCCATCTCCAGCTCGCGACAGGCCATACTCGTTTCGACAACCGGCGCCCAGGTCAGTGCCTTTTTTGCCCCGTTCTCGGTCCGCAGCCGGTCGACCCGCTTCCGATAGCGTTTGGCCATGTCGAGCGTAATATCAGCAGATTCCTTGCTGCCCTGCTCCTCAAGCTTGGACGCCTCTGCAAAGAGATCAAGCGCCCGCTGCTCGTATTGCAGCGCCACCGCCTCAACCGCCCGTAACGCATCCCGGAAATCATCCGTTTCCCAAACGGTGCCAGTCCACCGCAGCCATGCCCCATCTTTTGGGGTGGTGTTGAACAGGTAGCGCCCCTTATGCAGGGTGGCATACAACACCCCGTCACCCCGCTCGTTGGCATCGAGGCAGCCCTTGACGAACTCATCATCGAGATCCATCAGATGCTCATCCTCGATGCCGAGCGCGATGGCACGGTCCAGCACCTTTTTTGCCATGCTATCGCTACTCATCCGCTACACCGTCAAAATATTGACAACACCAGGGCGATTACCATAAAACGACACAATATCTGTAATTTGCGTAGAAATTTGCATTTTTGCACCAGTCAAAAAATTTCTAAATGCACCGACAAAACGCGGTGCGAAATGCCCGCAGTTGGCAAGGTCCGGGGAGGACCCGTGATTTTCTGGGCCGAAAGGGATAGATCATCCCTGTGTTGGCAACCCCGAAGGGGTGCAAGGGGTATCCAGGCCATCACGACCTCATAAAGCTGTTGAGTGTTTGCCAAAAGGTGCGGTCGAACTCTTTGGAGTAAGTGGCATGAGCAACACCATAGAAGTCGAGCAACGGCTTGACCTTGTGCCCGGTTCGACCCACGATCAAGATAGGCTTAAGACCACGAGCACGGATCACCGATGCAAACCTGCCACGCTTACGCCCCTTTTGATAAGCCTTGCTGCGGTCTGCAAACGTGCGTTTTGTCTTTGCACCAAAACCAGCTGCGGTCTGAACTCGACGATAAATACCGGGAGGCAACTTGCCGCTGCCATGTGGCAGGTACACATAGTCCCGCTCTTTTGTATTGCGCTTGCGAGACCCGGCGGTGATGTTTGTATTGTCTCCTGCATACCTGCCGAGCTTGCCAAGCACTGACATAATCTGGACAATCTGTCCGCCAGTGACGTTGCCGAACTGGTTCAGCTTCACCCCCTTGCCCGGCACAAACTCCTCGCCAAAAGCGCGCTCAAAGCCCTTGAGCTTCCTCGATCCGCCCTCGACCTGTGGGACCAGGTAGTGTTGCCCCATGCGTGGCGGCTCCTTGAACCATACCTTTGCCGTAAGGTCGCCCTTGGTGGCCGTGGTCAGTTGGAGGGAGTTGAGCGTGTACCTTGTCGGACGATCAAACACAGACGTCATCTCCGCCTGTTCCGCTGCCTTGATGGCTTTACCGGTCTTGTTGAGAGCTACAGCGCATGCTCTATGGGCTTTGCCCGGAAGCGTGGCCAACGCAGCCTGGACGCTTGCAACCCCTTTAACATTGATCTCAATCATCACATCTCCACATATCGCGCAGGAACGGACAGCAGCCCTGCTTGCTCGCTGGCTGTCCGTTTACATCGCGGTAAGGAGGTTTTGGGAAGAGAGGGAAAGACTGCGTCGGTTGGTGCTGGTGGTACAGCAGGGCCGTATACCACCAACATGGGGGAGGTGGGCAGAAATGCCGCGTTGGCAAAGCACCGGACTGGAGTTGATCCAGCACTGTGGTTCGACAACATGCTCATTTTCTCCGCCCTCGCTGACGTGGTTCGTTGAGGTTGCGCTTCTGGATATCACCGAGGATGCCACGAGCTGATGAACTTGACCTCGTGACCACAGGCCGCGGCACCGACGCCTCAAGCTCCTCGGCCATCAATATCAATTCTTTCGCCTGCTGGCGGAGCTTGCTGGCCGTGATGATGGCCTGGGGGAGTGGCTGGAGGCTCATTGCAATATCACCCTATATCTACCCGGCAATCCCACGGTTCCCAAATTCGGGTAATGTTGGGATAATGGTAATAAGAGCAGGCCTCGATTCCAGCACAGGGAGGGCCAAGAGGATGCACGAGCGCACCAGATCAGACGGGGTGAGATCCCCGGCAAACGCCACGGCAGCGAGCCTCTGCTTGAGGTCATCATCGATCATGACGGTCAACTTCTCCGTTTTCTTCGGTGGCATGACGGTCACCTCCATTACAAACTCCTTGATAAAACCCCGTACCCCGGTACAATCGTCGCATGCCTGCCAGCATCAGCGCCCGAAGTGTGCCCGGGGTGCGGGTTTTTTGCGTTCAATTGAATTTGACCACGATAAAAGGGGGAGTGGTGAGAATCCTCCCATTGGCGAGCTTGATTGCGGTGTCGCCTGTGTTGGTACGCAACGTCTTTACGATGGTGGATTGTTCGGTGCGTTTGCACCCAACGAGCGGGTAACGGACAGTGGCCCCTATAAAGTTCATACAGCCTCCTCGATGGATGGATTATGAAAACCTGGGCAAACCATCACAATCCTTTCAATAATTGGACATGATGGACGATAGCGCCTGCCATTTGCTGGGCAAGTTCAGGGGGAAGAAACAAAGATGCAGCCTCACCCGTATCGTGGTCGAACACAGTAAGGTCAACGGTTTGAGCATCGTGGTCAACACCCAAGGCATAAAGGTTCGTGTCTTTACGCGATGCAAGCGACTTCATGCTGCCTCCTCGGTAACCGGTTCGGGAAAGACCTCGTCCACCGGCTTGCCGATGGCTTTGGCGATGGCTTGGCGGATGCGGGAAGACGTTTTTTTCCCACTGATAATCTGGCTCACAGCCGGTTGACTTACGCCAATGGACCTTGCAACTGACACCATAGAAATGTTTCGCCGAACTAACTCAGCCCTTATATCATTTGCTTTCATGGGCATATCTCATGCTGCCTCCTCAGTAACCGGTTCGGGAAAGACCTCGTCCACCGGCTTGCCGATGGCGTTGGCGATGGCGGCCTGAACGTATGGTGTACGACGAGTGCCAGCTATGACTGCGCTGACGTGTTGAGCTCGAATCCCCAGGTTTCGAGCAATTTCTTTCATTTTGATACCGCGCAGCATCAGCTCTGCTCTTTGTTGATTGGGTGTCATGGGTAGCTCCGTGCAACCGAGTTCTTATTGATGGCCAAGTAAACACGAGAACTCGTTTTTTTGCAAACACAAAAACGAGTTCTCGTGTTTAATATAAATAATTGAATAAAATCAGATTGTTATGGACAAGAAAAAACTTGCTGAAAGGCTGAGGATGCTTAAGGCGGATTTGTCCGGAGAGGCTTTTTCCACAAAGTGCGGATTACCTCCATCAACCATGCAGGGGTACCTGGAAGGGAAACGGTCTATTAAAATCGAAAATCTTCAGAAAATTGCCGAAGCAAACAACGTGACAATGGAGTGGCTGGCAAACGGAGCCCTTCCCAGCATCCAAGAAATAGATGACGAGGTGGTTTCTCGATTATTATTGCTTGATCCAGAGGTTATTGAGATTGACGTTGAAACAAGCAAGCCGGTTGTGCGTGCCTATGATGACCTTAAAAACAACTTGCAAATGTACTGCATTCATTGCAGGCAGTGGCACTATCATGGGCGAGGAGGAAAGGGATACCCTTATCAAGAGGGGCGAGGCGGAATGGCTGGCGACAGGGATGCACACTGCATCACGATCAACTCACCATTTCACAAAAATGGGTATATACTTGATGTTGTTGGCAAGTTAAAAGACGTGCAAAATAAATACACAGCCAAGAAAGCTCTTCAATGCCCAAAGTGTCTCAATTATTACTCAGCCGCATTTAACGCCTGTCCATGTGGATATAAAAATCTTAAACCTTCAGAGCACCCTGAAATTTCAGCAATATATGAAAGGTGCGTGATATCGGAAGAAAAAAAATCTACCACAAACGCGACACATGATCCGGATAGATACGGTTTACTTGGCGTGGTCAATGCAAGAAACCCTCAGGATATGGCGACCCAGGACAAATCTGGCTATGATCAAGATTTTTCAATCGAGGAAATGCTGGGCGACACCAGGACCGTGCTCGAATCCGACACGGTATACCGGCAGGCGTTGGCATCGAACATAAGAGCCTTCAAACAGGCCGTGATCAACGAGGGGAAAATGAAAAATACAGACGAAAAAATTGATCAAATGATGAAGCAGATCGAAGCCCTTACCGCGATTGTCCTGCAGGGTCAATCCGGAACCCACGAAAAAAAACGGGCCGGCAACGATCTATAGATTAGACACCTGGGTAGCGAATCGGCGTAACAGCCTGAACTCTTAATAGGCAACATTACCTATTACACATATATTTTCGTACATACAAAAATACATTTACCGATAGCCTTTTTGTTGTTACATTTACTCCATGGAATACGAATGGGACGAAAACAAGCGCACGGCAAACCTGAAAAATCATGGGGTGGATTTTGCCAGCGTTCTTGACTTTGAATGGGACTCGGCCCTGATAACCGAGGATATTCGAAAGCAATACCAAGAACGCCGCTTTTCCGCTCACGGCCTGGTTGGACGTAGATTGCACTGTTTAGTCTTTGCCGTGCGAGAGGGGAAAGTCAGGGTGATCAGTTTTCGTAAAGCCAACAAAAGGGAGATCAAAAAATATGAAAAAATCTCAAATCAAGCGGCCAAGCAACGCTGAAGACGCCTTGATAAACGCGGGCATAGCTGCCGATCCCGATACGTTCGAACTCACCGACGAAGATTTCGCCAAGATGCGCCCGGCGAAAGAGGTGCTGTACGAGCTGCTCCCCAAGGAAACCGCTGATGCCATGTTGCAGCAACCCAAAAAACCAGGTCGCCCCAAGGGCAGTGGAACCAAGAAATCAATCACGGTCCGCCTGGACACCGACGTGCTCGCAACCTTCAAAAAAACAGGCAAGGGATGGCAGACCCGCATGAACGACGCTCTCAAGGACTGGCTCAAGGAAAATCGGCCATGAAGAATGCGGAAAATTGATCGCCCTGCAGCGCCAATGGTAAGCATTCGGGAATGGCGGGAAAGGAATGGACCTATGAAAGGGAAAAGAATGCGCAACTTCTGGAGAGGCGTTGGCAGCATATTGGAAATAATGCCGCCCCCCAGGCCAAGGAAACAATTGCCACAACCGATGACACCAGAAGAGATCAACAAAAGATCATGGGATATAGTGGGCAAGAGCTTCCGCATGGCCACTGACAGCATCGACCAAATTATCGGGAAAAAACCGAAAACAAAAAAGAACACCTGAGCCATGAGCGTCCACCAACTCAAAGATGGCCGCTGGATGGTACGCCACGCACCCGGCAAGGATCCTGAACGACCAACCACCAATAAAAAATATTTCGGGCGGGGCGATGAGGCCAGGCGGGCGGCCACCGACTTTGATGCTTTGCTGCACGGGGAGGGAAGACACCGGAAAAACGCGCCCTCCAGCCCCCTGTTTTACGACCTGGTGGTCGAATATCTGCAGGCCAAACGGCTGACCATGACCCCCGTCAACTGGCGGTTGACCTCGGACAAGATGACCACCATCATCCTGCCCGTGTTTGTGCAGACCATGGCCCACGAGATCACACCAGCAGCCATCGATCACTATGCTCAGGCGCGCGTCACCAAGGATGGGGTCAAGCGTACCACCGTGCACAGGGAAATATCAGACATCCGGGCAGTGCTGCGGTGGGCGGTCAAGCGGCGATTGATTGCGGGCAACCCGATGGATGGATATGAGATGCCGAAAAGGGATGATGCGCGATTATCACCGCCGACTGAGGCCGAGTTCCGGGCGATCCTGGCGAAAGCGGCCCCGCATTTGCAGAGGGCCATGCTGATCACCTACCACACCGGGTTGCGCCCTGGGCGAGAGGAGCTGCTTTGTCTGCGGTGGGAATCGGTCGATTTTATCAATCGAACGCTCATGGTGGTCTCCGCGCAAAAGGGGGGGCTACCGAGGCGCATGGTGCCTTTGAACGAGGAAATCTTTGACCATTTGCAAAAATGGTTCGAAGAAGATGATCACAACGGGGCAGGGTATATCGTTCACTATCACGGCGCGCAGATAAATAGATTGAAAACAGCCTGGGAAGCTGCCAAGAAGCGCGCCACGGTGCTCCGCCGGATCCGGCTGTACGACCTCCGCCACGCCTTTGCCACGCGTTTACTGGGGCGTGGAGCAAACCTGAAAGCTGTGAGCGAGATCCTCGGCCATGCCAGCCCGGACATGACCATGCGGGTGTACCAGCATGTTGACGATGACCTCCGGCGGCAAGCCGTGGACCTGATGATGGTTGGGGCAACTGTACCCAACGAAATCGACCGTCAGCCCCAGTAA